TTTAATGCGCTGGACATTCTCGGGCCTGATGAGATTGGATTGGAGCAACTGGCGACACTGACGGGACTCAAGACATCAATCAAGGACGGTGAGGTTACCGTCGATGAAGCATTCCCTGCTGCATCAAAGGTGGCACGCAGTGTGCCAATTAACCCCTTCAAGGCAGAGCAGGCAGAACAGGAAAAGCAGGACTAATCAAGCAAACAACACACGACCAAAGCACAATGAACGAAACATCTATCACAATTCAAATACCTGACGCGCAACAGTTGCCAGCGTCTCTTCTCTCTAACATCGAAACCGGATTCAAGTCCGCTTTTGAACAGGCTGAAAAATGGCGTCAACAGGCACTCGCTATTCAGGTTACTTCACTCGACCAAAAGGCCGAGATGAAACTGGCGCGAACGATTCGCCTAGAACTTAAAAACATTCGCATTGGAGCAGAAAAGGAGCGAGTAAAACTCAAGGCTAACGCCCTGCTCATGGGCAAAGCCATTGATGGTGTAAACAACCTGCTGCTTGCTGCTATTGTGCCTCTCGAAAAGCATTTGGAAGAGCAAGAGCAGTATGGCGAACGTCTCGCGGAAGCGGAACGCCAGCGCATCAAGGCGGAGCGTGAATGCGCTATCACTCCGTACATTGCAATTGGGCAGCACATCCCAGCGCTGGATGGCATGACGGCAGATCAATTTTTTGCCTACCTTGAAGATGCTAAATTGCTACACGGCGCGAAGATCGAGGCAGCAAAACGCGCCGAAGCTGAGCGCATCGCTAAAGAGCAGGCGGAAGCGGCAGAACGTGAACGGTTGCGCTTGGAAAATGAGAAACTACGGGCCGAGGCAATTGCAGCAGAAGCAAAGGCTAAGGCTGAGCGTGAGGCGGCAGAAAAGGCACGACGCGAGGCGGCAGAGATCGCACGCAAAGAGCGCGAAGCTATCGAAGCAAAAGCTTTGGCTGAACGCAAAGCGGCAGAGCGTGAAGCAGCAGAGCGTGAACGGTTGCGCTTGGCGGAACTGGCAGAGATTGCGGCGACACATGCCAGGGTTGAGCGTAATGCCAAGGCACTGCGCGATGCTGAAGAAAAAAGGCTGAGAGATGAGGCGGAAGCAATTGAAGCGGAACTCAAAGCCAAGAAGGCTGCGCTCGCCAAAGCAGCAAGAGCACCTGATAAGATCAAGCTGCGCGAATTCGCTCAGCAGGTCCGCGCACTGATTGTCCCTTCCGTTAAAACGGAAGCAGGCAAGGAAGTAGCTTCTGTCATCGCCGGTAAAGTTGCATCGTTTGCAACATGGATCGAAAACCAAACCCAAGACCTTTAACATGAAAATACATCAAGGCTTTATCCAGGGCAGCGAAGAATGGTTTGCGCTTCGGCGCGGACGGGCAACAGCCAGCAATTTCAAAAAGATTATCACTCCAGCTAAAGCGGAGTATTCCAAACAGGCATCGAGCTACATGCGTGACTTACTGGTCGAATGCTTCTGTCCGACTTATCAGGAGTTCCTTGGCAACAAATGGACTGAGCGCGGCACAGAGCTTGAGCCAGAGGCACGTCGTGCGTTTATCGAGCACACAGGTCACTTGGTGGACGAGGTCGCATTCGTCACGAATGAACGCTGGCAGCATGTAGTTGGGTGCTCGCCAGATGGTCTAATTAAAAACGCCGGTGAATACATATCAGGAGTCGAAATCAAATGCCCATCGCCCTTTACCCACGCAGCTTACATCGAGGAGGGTGTGCTGCCCGATGAATACAAGGCGCAGGTTCACGGTTCTATGGTCGTCACCGGCCTGAATCAATGGCATTTCTGGTCCTACTTTCCAGGTCTTCGTCCCTTCCACCTTGTTGTCTATCGCGATGATTTCACGGCCAAATTGGAGGCAAGCATTGACCGATTCATTGTGGAGTATGGATCCTACCGAGAGCGCATGACTCCAGCACTGCAAATGCCTGAGAATAGCACGATTCACGACGAGGAGGTCCAGTGACCAGCATTACAATCACCGTCCCAATGCCGTCAACCAAGCTCAGCCCCAATGCTCGCATTCATTGGGCAGTGCGGGCAAAGCTTACAAGAGCGGCAAGAAAGGCGGCATATGGGGCGGCACTTGTTGCACTAGCATCACGTCGTCCGCCTGGGTGGATCAAGGCCAAGCTGGAGGTGCGGGCTTATTTCGCTACTCTAGCTTTTCCTGATCCCACAAATTTTCCCATGAGCCTCAAGGCAGTGATTGATGGGATTGCGGATAGCGGCATCATTGCAGATGACAAAGGACTGTGGCCCGAAAGGCCAATCTTCAGAAAAGACAAAACCAACCCACGGGTCGAACTTACTATAACCGGCGAATAATTAAAAATATGATCACACTCAAAATTGACGTTACCAAAATCAGCAAAGAACACATTTTCACTGGCAAGAAAAAGCAGGACGGCACGCAACCAAAGTACCTGAATTGCATTCTTTTCGAGAACAAGAACGGCAAAGGAACTTATGGAGACACGCACCGCATTGTTCAGAGCATTCCCAAAGCGGCAAGAGACGCTGGCGAGCGCGGACCAGTTATTGGTGATGCGTCGGTGGAAATGCAGGAACAACTACCGCAGCGTGCGACGAACAATATTCCGCGAGCACAACCGCAAGAGCAAAGCCCGTTCAACGATGGCGCAGAAGGCGACGACATCCCTTTCTGAGATGCATCGCACACAAATGGCGTGACAGTAACGCTGAGTAACGCACCATAACGCACCATAACGCACATGGCATACACGAAATTATTTAGCTCGATTATCACCTCGACCATTTGGTCTGAGGATGACCAGACGCGCATTGTTTGGATAACCATGCTGGCAATCGCTGACAAGAACGGTGAGGTGCAGGGATCAATCCCAGGAGTAGCACGCATTGCTGGCGTTACAGTTGACGCATGCCGTGCGGCGATCACCAAGTTCTTGACTCCTGACCCAGACAGCCGCACCAAGGATGACGAAGGACGCAGGATCGAAGAGATTGAGGGAGGATGGCATCTGCTTAACCATCGCAAGTACAGAGAGATGGCATCGGGCACAGAGCGCGCGGAAAAGTCTGCGATCAGGCAGGCTAGGTTTCGAGCAAAGGCAAAGCGCAATGCATCGCCAATAGTAACGCATAGTAACGCACCAGTAACACCAGAGTCACGCATGATTTGCCAAGCAGAAGCAGATACAGATACAGATACAGATACAACTAAGAGGAGAACAGCTTCGCGTTCATCCCAACTGCCAGATGAGGATTGGCTTAAATCCTTGGAGAGTGATCCAACCTATGCAGGCTTGAACATCCGCCAGGAACTCGGCAAGATGCAACGATGGTGCGCGGAGAAGCGTGTGATAGCCAGCCGTGCGAGACTCGTAAACTGGATTAACCGCGCTGAACGACCGCTGGCAGGGTCAGAGTCGGTAATGGCGCAGAAAACGCCGAAATGGCCCGCTTATGACGCAGCACGGGCAACACAGGGCAGGACGGCAGACGAAATTGGAAAGTTTTAACCACACAACCACACAACCACCACGACCAAATGATGACCACCGAATTACCAGATCAACTTTTTAGCCTCTCCGCATTGGACCGGCTACTAGCAAGAATCGAACAGAAAAGCGCGGCCTTTGATGCTGCGCTAGATGCAGCCCCAGACACTAAACCGTGCGGCATGCACCCAGGCCAAGGTCGGATGCTCAACCGTGAGGCATCCTGGCAGGCGGCGAAACTCGTCTATGTCTGCGCAGCTTGCGAGATTGACGAGAAGCGGCAACGCATCGCCAAGCGCATTGAGGCGGCTGGCATTCCTTCTGACGTGCGGCATGCAACGCTGGCAAACTTCAACACGAGCCGCCAGGGTGTAAAGACTGGTGAGAACAGGGTGGAACCATCGGTCTTCCTCAATAAAGCTCATGCCTTTACCCGTGGAGAGATCCGCAACCTGATCTTGGCTGGCACCCCAGGTATTGGCAAAGGGCACCTTGCAGCAGCAATTGCCATCCAGGGCATCGGTAAAGGAAAGTCAGCGGTTTGGGCTGAGTGTGCTCGACTGTTTGCCGACTATCATCGCGCTTACAAGAGCGACAGCACAGAGGCTATCGTAAAGGCACACGCCGGTGCTGCACTACTGGTCCTCGATGAGGTCTGCCTGACCGAATTACCAAAGGACGGTGAAGAGATCCTCTTTGCCATTCTTGACCGGCGTCACAAAGCGGGATTGCCAACCATCTTGTTAGGCAATGCAATCGCCGCCGAGATTAAACGCTGGTTAGGCAGTCGAATTACTGATCGCTTAAGATCAGGTGGAGTAGCGTTGTGCTACGGAGAATGGCAGAGTATGCGCGGGGAAACTGGAGATGCAGGAGAATTTTAACCAAAATAATTACCAAGAAATAACGCTTCGGGACAGACACGCGAGGAATAAATATGAAATACACGACAGATCAACTTCGAGCGTTGGCTGCTGCCGATTTGTTAGGCGACGACGTTACTCCGGCCCGCTCCAAGTGTCGAAGGACTCGCATAAAAGAGAGCAGGGCAAAGCGCAATCGACGCAGGTTCTATGTGGTCATAGGCGGCGAACAACGTGCTCGCGATACAGGAGTGCGCCGAGGTTCGCCTAACGCCTCCAACTGAGCCGCGCCTATGAAAACTCACCCATCAACCAGTCCGTCCGAGGCGTCGGCTCCAGTGCCTTGTTCTGCATGGTGGGATGCTGGCT